TAAATATAAATAGTTATACCAAAAAATAAACATTATTTATAAATATAAATATAAATGTAGTATAGTTATATATAAATAATGTTAAGAGAAAATTATGGTACAATGATCATTAAAAAAGATACAATATTATATCATACTAGTGATGAATTATTAAAATATAGTAAAAAAAAACCAATGCTATTTTGTACATTTCATCCATCCGATTATGCTGGAGATAATGAGTTTATAAATTTCATAAAAATTAAAAAAGATATTATTTTATTATTTATGATTGATCATATTGCAAAAATAAAAATATATTCATCATTAGAAGATTTTATAGAGCATCCAAATAAAAATTTAGCAAAAAAACATGATTTTATTCTTAAAGAAATGAGCAAAAAATTAAAAAAAGAAAATTTGGATGGATGGTTTTCATCTATAGAAAATAAATCTAATGTAGAAGTTGCATTAATTAATGATAAAAATATATATGAAATATATGATTCAAAAGAATTTAAAAAAAATTGGAATAATGGATACTATTCAGGAGATAATAATGAAATAATAGTTCAAAAAAGATGGGGTAAATATAAAATTTCTATCATAGAAAATCCAGTTATTCTAAATATCAATAAAAAATATAAAAATATGATAGAAAAGTATAAGCAACATGAAATAAATTCAAAATTCCATTCTGAATATACTTTTCAAATAATATTAGATCATGCATTTATAAATTATATTTAACATTCTTGCTTAAATAACTCACTAAAATCACATTCATATGAACGGATATAACTTTTATCAAAACTTTCTGTTTTTTTTGAAGTATCATTTTCTCGCTTTGGATAAATAATTTTATAAATTATATACAAATCTCCATAAGCACTTTTGCCTGTTTCGTCATCAATATGTGGCAAACCTAAATCAATAAGTTTTTGAATCATATTTTGTTGCTCACATAGAGGTTCAGAATAAACTTTAACTACTCTTCCATGTGGTAAAATAATTTCATATTTAAGAACATCATAAATCATTTCGAAATCAATTTCTTTAATGTATAACATATCATACTCATTAATTCTCTTAAATATTTGATCAACTTCATTTTCAATATAAATAGAAACATCGCCTTTTTCCTTAAAACCCTTCATTTCATGTCCCTGGCTCTCTAAAAAAACCTCTTTCCCAAAAATCGGGATTTCAATAGTTTTCTTCTTTTCACTGTATTTCCCATGCTTTTTCCTCATTCGTGTTATTGTTATTTTTTTATTCTCATTATTATAAATATCTGCAAAAGAGACTTTTACATTGTAAATAATATCATCTGGTTTTTCATAAATTATTTTTTGCTCAGATTTTTTCTTACCACCAAAGATTCCTAAAAATGGATTATTATCAATATCTTCATCTTCATAATTTAAGTCTTCATCATCAATACGTCGACTATCTTCAAATACACTATTTATTGGAAAAGTATGTACTTTAATATGTACATTTTGAAATGGAAAGTTTTCTTCAGACATTCCTGAAAAATTACTAAAAATATTACTTAAATTGACATCTTTCTCATATTTCATATTCATAAAAGATTCAACGTGGTTTTTAAAAATAGAATTAAAAACTGAAAAAGGATCTATACCACCATCAAAATCTTCAAATCCATCTACTGACCCCATCATATCATATTGTTGTCTCTTACTTTTATCTGACAAAACTCCATAAGCTTCACCGATTTCTTTGAATTTATCTGCAGATTCTGGATTTCCAATATTTTTATCAGGATGATGTGTAAGTGCCAATCTCTTATACGATTTTTTAATCTCCTCTTCAGATGCATTTTTACTAACTTCTAGAATCTCATAATAATTTTTTTTATTATTCATAATACTATATAAAAATATTAAATTATTTTTATATAGACTCTTGTTATTTTTTATTATTATTATTTTATTAATACTATTTATTATTATTATTTTATTACTATTTTTATTAATCTTATTATTATTTTTATTTTATTACTATTTTTATTAATCTTATTATTATTTTTACTATTTTTTAATTTTCTTTGGTTTAGTTACTTTTGTATTAGCTTCAGAAAGAAATTCAAGCAAAGAAACTATATAATATTCTAAATGCAAACATTCTTTATTACCAGTTTTTAAAAGTATATCACATTCTGTACTTATTTCGATAATTTTAAAAACTATTTCTGAATTATCTTTATAAAAATCACATAATTTATTATGAATAAAAATTAATAATTCTTCCATTGATATTGTGCTAATATACATTTCATTAATTAAATCCCGAATTTTTTGAATATTTGAAAATAAAAACTTTTTCCCAATAATAAAATTTAATATTTCTTCAAATTTATCGTAATATTCAAATTTGAAATTTTTATTTGTTATTAAAAAATATCTGTAAAAACCAAATATTTTTTTCAAATTAATTGAATAATCTATCTTATTACTCTCTTTTATTATATAATCAATTTTTTCATCACTTATTTCAAAATTATTTTTATTTGACACTCTTTTTATTGCAATTTTAACTTCATCTATAGATGGATGTTTAATCCTAATTATTAAGCATCTACTTAAAAGTGGGTCACAAAAATTAGATAATGAAGAAACTTCAAAAATAAATTTTGCTGATGTAAAATTACGTTCTATAATTCTTCTTAAAGATAATTGTCCTTGTTTAGATAAATTATTTGCATTTTTTATTAATATTATTTTTGGAATATCTAGTCCAATATTACGAGTTTCAACATAAGATTTTAAAAATGATTGAATAAAAATTTTCTCATTTGATCCAATGTTTAAAGCATTAATTTCAATATGATATATGCTTGATTTATAATTTAATGTTTTACGGTCATCTTCAAATTCAACATTTCTAAGATCATAAACTTTTTTATTTAAAAGAGAGGCTAATAGTGCATATATTTTGGTAGTTTTACCACATGAAGGTGGTCCATAAAAAAGCAAGTTTGGTAAAGATTCAATGTCTAAATTTTTAAATTTATCTAAAATAATTGATTTAAAATCTAATTCATCCAAATCAGGATTGTCTTCAAAAAAAGATAAATTAATTTTATCTATTTCAGATTTATTATTAATCATTTTTTTGATTTATTAAAATAGCTATATAAAATAGCCAAAAATCTTTTTAAATATATAAATTATCTACAAAATTAACATTATTTTATTTTTGTAATTTTTTTATTTTTATATTTGTTATATTATATATGAAAAAATTTAACTTTCAATTAAATAAAAGTAATACAAAAAAAATACTTGATAGCCAGAATAATATAGACAAACTATTTACAAAATCAGTTATTGAATCTATTGCTCCAAAAGGATATGTTGAAAATAATAAAGAAATTGATGTAGAATGGGATTTTAATTTACTTTCAGACAAATTAAAAAAAACAATACCTGATACTTTGTCAAATTGGTATGATGAATCATCATCTGCTGGAAAATCAGTTGAGAATTTGAAAAAATCTTTCTTAAATTATAAATTTATACCAAATTATTTACATTTTCCAAAAACATTTGATTATTCGCGTAAATTAAATTTATATTCAAAAGATTTAGGATTGACAATTCTTAAAAGTATAATGCCTATATTTATTGCTCCATATGGTTGTGCTAGTACTTATGGTGGAAAATCAGATGATATGAATAACGTAATGGCAAGCAATGAAGTAAAAGTTCCATATAGTATTCCAGCTTTATCTAAATATCCTATTGAAAATTTATGTGAAAAATTATCTACAGATATGTTTCATATTTTTCAATTATATATGACTGCTGATAATGATATTAATATATCAATTATTGAAAGAGCTAAAGAATGTGGAGTCTCTGTTATAATTTTAACAATTGATGCAGGAGTCTCTCATGGAGGTAATCCAATGATAAAAACTGGTAGTGATATTACATTTTCTAGATCTGGATTTGGTAATTTAATAAATGATAAAGTTTTTAATATTAAATGTTATGAAAATATTGGATGTGTTGCAACAAAAGATAAACATATATTAAATAGTATTTCAAAATATTTAAATGTTTCAACAGAAAAATTATTGTCAAAATATAATGAAACAAAATCATTTGGTTATGCTAGAAAAGTTCAATTAGGAGGTATGTCTCGACAAAATGCATCACAAGATAAAAATAGTGAAGAATATACATGGTCAGTTGATAATATATCAAAAATTTGTCATTCCAAAAAATCTTTGTCTAAATATTTTAAATATGATTTTAATAAAGGAATTCCTCTTATTGTAAAAGGAATATTAACAAAAGAAAATGCATCAGAAGCTATTAAATGTGGTGCAGATGGAATTTATGTGACTGCACATGGTGGAAGATTCTTACATGATTGTGTTGCTCCAATAGATGTTTTATCTGATATTAGAGATCATGTTAAAAAAATAAATAAAAATATTGGAGTTTGGTTTGATTCAGGTATTAGAAACGGCGCTGATATTTTAGTTGCATATGCTAGGGGCGCAGAATTTGTTGGAATAGGAAGACCCGTTATATTTTCAAATGTTTTATATGGAAAAGATGGTGTATCAGCAACATTAAAACATTTACTCTATTTTTTGAAAGAACAAGCAGTAATATGTGGTATAAATAATTTAAATGATTATAGTAAGATGAAAAAGATATTAGTATAAACTATTTTTATTTATTTTTTATTACTTTATTTGGTAATTATTATATATCAATTATATGAACAATCTTTTGTAAAAATTTATCCATATATTTTTGTTCTGACATATTATTAATATGTTCTTGATTTTTTAAAAATTGTTCCATATCTGCATTATAATTATCTAATTTATTTACTTTCATGTAGCACATACTTATATTTTTAATCAATGTCTCTTTTATATATTTTCCATTTTTGTCATCATCATTCATATGATTATCTAACCAATATTGATATTTTTTTTTAATATGTCTTAATGGATAAAACTCTTTTGATATATTGTCAATATAAATTTTTTTAAAAATTTTTATATCTCCATTTAAATTATTCATTGATAAACATTTTAATGTAAAATTTTTATCTAATTCAAAATTTTCTAATTTTATATCTTTATAGTTTTTATCATTTTCTATTTTTCCAAAAGATTCATTTAATGTATTAGATAGTTGCTCAAATGAATTTGATGCTTCAAATGGATTTAATGAATCTGATTCATCAGTAGTATTAGATGAATCTGTTTTTTCAAATGTATTATATGAATTTCTTTCATCTAATGTATTATTTGAATCTGTTTTTTCAAATGTATTATATGAATCCGATTCATCTAATGTATTATATGAATCTGTTTTTTCAAATGTATTATGTGAATCTGTTTTCTCAACTATATTATATGATTCCGATTCATCTAATTTTTTGCAAAAATTATTTTCATCAATTAAATTTTCTTTTTCATATGAAAATTTTACTTTTTTAATTTTTAATGATTTTTTTTCTTTTTTATTTTTGGTATTTTTCACTTCTTCATTATCTATAATTTTTTTATTATCTTCATCATTTATTACATCACTCTCATCATTAATTATTTCTTCTCTATCTTCATTATTTAATGATTCACATTCAGCATCAATATTTATTTCTTCATCATCATCCTCTATTTTTTTATTATTTAATTTAAAAAATTTTAATTGTTCATCCAATTTTTTTATTTTTTTTTCAATTTTACTATTATTAACTTTTAAATAATCAAATATTGACATATTAATATCTAAATTATTTTCTAACATCGTTATTATACAATCAAGTTTTTCATTATATATTTTTATTTTTTTATTTGTTGCATAATTTATACTATTAATTAGTTTTTTGATTTCCATATTTAGTTATATATATATTCAAATTTTTATATATAAAAATATAACATAATATTTATATATATGAGTTGCAAATATTGCCATTTAAAAACACATTTTATAGACAAGTGTCCTACAATAATATGTAAAATTTGTAAAGAAGTGGGACATCCTCAATGGTTATGTAAATTAAAAAAAAATAATGGAAAAAATTCAAATTTATCATTAAATTTAGAAAAAAAATATAATTATGGTGAAGAGCTAAAAAAAAAGCCCTCAAATATTAATACTGTTCAAAAAAATATTGGATATTATTTGAAGATTCGAAATGAAGAATGGAGTAATTTAATAGCCTGATTTATCCAAAACATCAATATATTTTTTATTTGCCTCTTCTTTAACTGAATGAAAAATATTTGAAATATAATTTTCAACTATTTTTTTGATTTCTTGATTATTACAATAATTTATATATTTTATATCAATATTTTTTGTTAAGATTTTTATAATTTCTTCATCTGTAATTAATAATGTTTCTTCTAAAAATATTTTTATGAGATTATTTAATTTTTCCATACTTTGTTCAATAATTTTACTTTTATGCAAATAAATATATTTTTCATTATTATTTTTATAAACTAATCCATATTCTTTATCTTTATCTAATATAACATTTAGGTTTTTATTATTTTTTAGAATTTCCTCTAATAATTCTTGTTCTAAATTTAATGAACTTAAATAAGATCGTTTTTTTATTAAATCAAAATTCGAAAAATCCCATTGCATATCAAATGGAATTATTTTTTCATCTAAATTAATATTTTTTAAATCAGTATTTATTAGATCTATATTTTTTTCATTTACTATTGATTTATTTTTATGTTTCAATTTATGTCTCTCTAAATTAGATTTTCTATTTGTAATATATTTACATATATTGCAAGAAAAATAGTTATTAACTTTTTTTTCAAATATTTTATCATGAATCTCTTTATCTGATAATAAATAAACATCAGTATTTATTATTTCACAAGGTGTTTTCTTTTTATCTAAATGAACAATCATATTAGATTTTCTTTCAGTCAAATAAAAACATCTATAACAAGTATATACCATTATAATAATAAATATATATATCTATATTTTAAATTCGTATAATTTTATTTAATTTTTTTTTTTGATAATATTAAAATTCTTCTTTTTTAGAATCCATTGGATCGAATTTATCCAAAAACTCAGGGTTTAAACTAATATTTGCATGAACTCCTGTCCATAATGAAAATATTACACACTGTTCCGATTTTGTATAAGATAAATGAATAGACCCAACATCATTTATTAAAGCAGTATTTTTAGAAGTTTTATTAAATATAAAATCTTTTTTTTTCAATTTTGATATATCTGGTCCTATTGGATTTTTTTTACAATAATCAATATTATAAATATTATTAATAGCTCTAATTTCATAAAAAGCACCTTCAGCAACATAATCATATTCAATATTAGGATGTGCATGCAAAGAAAATTTTGTATAAGGAGGTATTACAATTATTTGCCAGTATAATGGTCTGTTACACGATTTATTTGTCTCAATTACTTCTTTCCATTCTTCAATATTCCTATTTTTAAAAAAATTGTTCATATTTTTAATAAAATTTTTATAAAATTTTTCTGGTAAAACAGATTCATATCCTAAATATTGATTTAAAAATTTACCAGGTTCTGTTTTATCTAAAATATTAAATTTTAATTTTTTTGAAAAT